TACCATTCGTTATCTATAATAGTAGCACCTTCACCAAACATACTATCTGCAATCTGCTTTGACAGAGTTGCATAGATGCGTGACTCTAAGTTGTTCTTAAATTTGTATGCGTTAGTCGACTTTAGGTCTCGTTCTGCTTTGTCAAGATCAGCCTGCTTGTCGTCTTTAATCTTTTGCTTACGATTAGCTTCTAGCTGTTCAATTGTTAAAATATGACTACTATATCCAATGCCACTAAAGGCAGGACTTTTAAAGCCAAACGTCAAATCGCTTGCACTTACGGATGTCGCTGTAATAAATACGATTATGCTAAACAAAAATCTCATAAAATGCTCCTTTTTAAGTGATATTCTTAATTGAGTATCGCCCATATGTATTTAACAGATTTTTATCAAAAATAGAAGACAGAGGAAATTAAAATGTTTAAGCGAGAAACTGATAAAGAAAAAAACCAAAGAGTGGCAGAACAAGCCTATTTTTTTAATATGTTTGATACTATGTGGGGAGAAATATTGCCCGAAGAAACACAATACAGTTTAGCTCAAGAACTAGAAACTTTAGAACGTGAACGGATTATAAATGCACTAGCATTAGCAAGTGGTAATCAAACAAAAGCAGCGCAATCCTTAGATGTAGGACGCACTGCATTAATTGCTAAAATGAAAAAATATAAATTATCTTATTAGTTTTTATTTTTTGCCAATAGCAAAGGCCATCTTGCCACCAACACGCGAACTATAATAGTTCTTGCCACCTTCAAGTAATACTCTGCCTGAGAACGTTGGTGGATAAACTGCTTTAAATTCACCTAGTACAGCATCGTCGCCTCTTTTGCCCATCTTAGTATATAATTGAATAATGTCTGATTGATTTAGTAGCGCAATAGCACCTTTACTAAAGTTGTCATCTGCATTTACTAATTTAGCACAAGTTTTACTTGCTGCACTTAGTAATGCATATCCTGTATTAAATCCTTTAGTTTCTAGTTTAAATGCAAACGGTTCGGCAATCTTTTGTGCTTGTGGTGACATATCGTTCAAATCTGTCTTACCTTCTTTGATATATTTTTTAATTTCTGCACCTAGTGTATCGTCGATGCCTTCAATGCCTAACATTTTACCTACTTCAATAGGACCTTCATACTGACTATTTCCAGCAATAACACCTACTAGTTTTGCAGCAAACTCTGCTACTCCACCTTTTTCAACAATGTCATTACCGTTCTTACGTGCTTTAAGAACAGCATCGTGTAAATTCTTTGAACTTGCGGCAGCACCTTGTCCACCTTTTGAACTGATACCAATTTGTGCGCCGTTGGGTGCAATCATAAAACTATCACACAGGGCAGCATTCATACTCATTGGCCACATAACTCTACAGTCGCGCCATTCAGCGCCGTCTGCTAATACTTGTCTAGCATCTTCAGCTTGTCCTTTAATCACACCGCCCATTAGTGCAACAGGTTGCATAACTTCGCCAAAGTAATCACGAATGGCTGCTTGCTGCTCGTACATTTGTGGAAATACAATTTCGCCACGTCCTTGTGCTAGATTTTGTAGAGCTTCTTTAAATACATCTTTAACTTGGTCTTGTGAGTTTTTCTCAACAGTATTAATAATTGAATCAATACCTTGGAATTCATTTTCAGTACGAATTAGTGCTTGTGGGTCAAAACCAGCAGCAAACTTTTTTGCTCCTTTAGTTTGTAGAGCCCATCCTGGAGGAGTTTGTTTATTAGCCCAACTACCCATTAAGTCAAAGCCTACCTGTTGCATATACTTGCCCCAGAATACGTGGTTGCCATCTTGGTCGTCTAATTGTGCAATACCAAATGAAAGCATATTTGAAGCAGGCTTGTTAACCCATTCAATTTTTATTCCACCGTGCTCTTCTTGAAACTGATCAATAACGTCATCGCGCTCTTCAGGTGATTCAAATTTACTCTGCTTTGCATCAGGAAATGCAACTACTTGTACAATAGCATATTCTCTGCCATCTTGATGTGTAAATTTATCTCCGGCGTCTCTACCAAAAAAACCTTTTGCTTCGGATATTACTTTTGATTTTACAATCTTGAATTCATTAAAACGCATTGGAAGTTTCCTATTTCTTTTAAGTATTTATCTTAGGAAACAGCATATCAGTACAGAACTTATCTACGTCTGCTTCATCAAGTCCTAGACTCTTCATTGTACGAGGAGTATGTGGATTTTGTTGCTGATTTTCACAGTAATAGTTTTGTGCAGCAATAGTTATATCTCTATCACCTGTACCGTCAAACTCACCTATCTCATCAAAGTATGCACGTAGGTTATTTAATGCTAGATCAATAATAGCAACAGCTTCTTCTTCAGAGCTTACGTTACCTGCGGCAAGCATTTTATCTGTAAAGATGTTAGTTGCCCATTCTGGTAACTGTCTTTGTTTACTAGGAATAAATTCTGCTACTGCTTCTTTGTAGCCATCAATCATTGGATGATCTTCTCCGCCGCTACTTGCACTAAAATCGTGGAAAGCACCTGTCATTTTGTTCTTGCCTGCAATAACATCAAATCCGTATATAGGACCATTGTTGTCAAGCACGGGAAATACGCATACGTGCATCATCCACAAGCCTCTTGACTCGCGAGCATCTACAACGTCTATGTGCGCTCTACGTACACTATCGTTGTGCCACACTCTATTAACCCAAGTGTCACTATTAAAGTGTGCTAGACCAGGTTCGTCAAATTCTACTGCCCGATCGTTAAAAATGTCTATAATGTCATTCTGACACTGTATCAGATGGTTCCAAAGTATGCTCAAGGTCTAACTCCATTAATTCTTGAAAAAGTTGTGTAGCCGAGTCAAAAACCCATTTTGCTTCGTCTGCCATATCGTCTGTAGTAAGTTCTCTAATTTTATCTTTAATCGCAGGTATATCACCTTCAAAGTCATACATTCGGCCTTCACCTGGGATTTTCTTTTTAATCATTTGGCCACCACTCATATCACCCATATACAATACATAAACGTGTGCCATAAGTGCATCTCGGTCGTGCATTATATCTCGCATATGTTGAAGATAATTAATTGTACTTGCAACTAGTTTTGGCTCTGCGTCGTGATGCCACAGCTCCCTAAAGTCTTCTTCAATAAAAAGTTTACGTGATAAATTTTGTCCAAGCTCAGAGAAGATACCGTGTGCTCCGCACATTGCTTCTAATAGGTCGTATTTTTTATGTTGGTTCCAAAGGTAAGTTGCATATAAGTCTGGATGCAATTTCCCACTCATCATTAGTGATGCAAATTCTTGTCTTTCTGCGTTCTTGTGATGTTCCCAAGTAAGCTCTTTAAGTTTGCTCATTCTTCCTCCAATTTAATCTGCAATGGAAATCCGTGATTCCTGCTTTCTGTTGTAGCTTCGATTGTCTTTTGTTCAGCTATCTCATACGTATATATGCCAGCAATACCCGAACCTTCGTTATGAATGGTTAGTGTAATTTTTTCAGCAGTATCGTTTGTGTGTTTAAAAATATCCACAAGTACTTTGATTACCCACTCAACTGGTGTCTGGTCATCGTTAAGCAACACCACTTTGTATCTCAAAGGTTCTTCAGCTTTCTTTTTTACTACTTCGTCAATCTGTACGTCATTAACAAATTCGGTACTCATTTAATTCTCCTAATTATAAAGTGGGGGAGATATTTCACTCCCCCTAGACAATTACTTGCCTTTTTTACCTTCGATTACCGAATTATCTCTAATTTCAATCGTCTTTGGTTTTAATGCTTCTGGTACTTCACGTACTAGGTGTACATTAAGCATACCTAATTCTAGTGTTGCGCCTGCTACATTAACGTGGTCAGCAAGGGTAAACTCTCTGCGGAAGTTGCGCCCGCCGATGCCCTTGTGTAGGTAGTTTACTGTTTCGTTTCCCTTAGGAGCAGTTCCTACAATCTGTAGTTGATCACCGTCTTTAGTAATCTCAAGATTGTCCATACCAAAGCCAGCAACCGCAAGAGAGATCATATACTCGTCTTCGTTGACTTGTGCGATGTTGTATGGGGGATAACCATTTCCGTTTGGACTGTTTGCAAAGCCTCTTTCGAGTTCATTAAATAGTCTGTCAAAGCCAATAGTAGCTCTGTGGAATTGTGGTAGGTCTAGAGTTGTTAGTCTTGTCATTGTTTTCTCCTTATAATAAGCAAGATTTAAATTTAGCACCCTTTCGGCGTGCCAGTTAAGTGTAAAAAAGAATCAGTCCTTTCTACACTTTTATTTATCACGCTACGACTGCAATTATTTCTTTTTCGGTAATAGTTACGTATTCTTCGTCGTTGTGTGTAAATGCAACTCCACCACCTAGATTAAATAATATCATATCTCCTACTTGCGTTGTTGTAGCAATAAATTTGTTGCTAGTTTCATCGTATGCACCTGGGCCGATTGATAGTACTTGTCCTTTTGTAATTCCTTCGTTTTGTGCATTTGCAATGATAATGCCACCTGATGTTTCTTTTTCAGCATCTTGTGCTTTAACAATAACTTTGTCTTGAATTGCTCTTAATTTCATATATTAATTACCTTTGTTATTTTATTACAATTTCATTTTGAAATCAACAATAAAGAAAGCAACATCTTTATTGAAGTTTGTATCGAAGTCAACTTCAAGATATGGTACAACTGTAAACTTATCATTTACTATGTACTCAATGCCTGTAAACGTTTGTAGATGACTATAGCTTGCTTCTTTAGAATTATAATTATAATTCCACTGTGGTTCTAATGTTATAAAAGGTTTGCCACCTAAAATAGTAAGATAGGCTGGTTTGAAACCAAACTGTGGTCGATAACGAAATACATTATCTTTTCCTTCTCTAACACGATGTTCAACTCTGTGATTGTACCATAGAGCACCTTGTTGAAAACCTTTCATCTGGGCTCTTATCCAGTGTTCTTCTTGGTTACCTTTTTGTACATTTCTGTATTCTAGTCTATAAGGAGTTCCATCAAAGTCTTTCCTTAATATAATTTGTGATACATCTAAATTGATATTTTCTCTAAAGCCTAATGTAACTCCGCTATCTTTGTGTTTTAAAAAAGTGTTTACTTCAGTATAGTTGAAGTCATTTGCACTAACAGCAGTTATTGCAAAAAATGCAAGTAGTCCTGCGATTATTAAATTTTTCATATTATCTCCTTAAATAAATTATAAAAAAGTTATTAAAATAGTAAGCACAACCTAGTGCTTACTTCTATCCTATTAAGTGTACACTCTTAGAACAGTAATGTCAACCCAGCGGTGGCGATTACCAATCCACCCCATAAGCCTAGTATAGTTATGTAATATCGTAGCTTAGTTCCAAAGTACAGCATACCTATTGCTACGCACTTGTGCATAGGACTAATTAGATATCCTACAAAGTCTACTGCAAAGAACCAAGGTAGATATTCTATTCCGTATATACTTGTCATTAATACTGTAATAGCACCAAAGCGTGAACTACTTCCTAGTGCAAATGCACCTAAGAAACTAAATGCACTAAGTCCAATAAATCCAAGCGGAGTATTAATATCTAGACCTGTGTGTTCTAGTCCTGTTTTAATTGCTTCTGTGTTTGATACTGCAAAGTTTGCAGCTACGATAATAACTGCTACCCAGCCAATTAGTTTCCAGTCAACATATCCTAGTAATTTCTTAATATCAAACGTTGCAGTACAAAACATATAATACAATGTAAGTAACCCGAATGACCACATAAAGTCTACGCCAGCTACAATAGCAACTACACCTGCAATGTATGGAAATACATAACGTGTGATACGACTTACTTTAATTTCTGTTCCACAATCTTTTAATTGAATATCACTTTCTTTAACACCCCATATCAAGTAGCCGAGAATAAAAGCAATACTTACAGCAAGCAATGGCCACATCATACTCATAAATGCACCATAACTTAGTCCAAACGCCGCCATTGGCAGAATAACTGTTTTCTCTAGTGGTGACCAAAAGTAGTAGTGGTGTGTGCTTACATAATCAATTGGTCCAAACTTTTCTCGCCCGCAACAACCTTTGTCAGGTGCAAGTGTGTCTAACATTCCAGCACTAACTGTAACACGACCTTTGATAGGTAGTAGTCCTGTTAGGGCACTTACAATAGCAACTACCGCTTTCTTACTTTTTAAATTCTGTTCAAAGAAACAGAAGATGTCTTTGAACAAGTCGTTCTCTTTTATCATACCTGCAATCATCATTACAAATACAATTAGAAAAAGATAAACTTGCCCGCTATATAAAATACTTAAATCCATTAAATTACTTTCCTGCGTAAACCGCGTTAAATTGTTGTGTACAACGAACAAAGGTTGTACACTTGCTCAAATTCTTTAATCTTTCTGCGCCTGCGTATGTGCAAGTGCTACGCAATCCGCCTAGCAAGTCCTGCACTGTGGCCGCTACTTCTCCTCTGTAAGGAACAAGTACTTCACGACCTTCTGATGAACGATAGTCTTTAAGTCCACCAAAATGCTTTGTGTTTGCAGCATCACTACTCATACCGTAGAACTGCACAAACTGTTTTTCTTCTATTTTATTGGTTGTGCCAGTTGACATTTCATTAGTCATATACCTTTTAGTAATAACGTCACCGCCACCTTCATCGTGTCCAGCAAGCATACCACCTAGCATTACAAAGTCAGCACCAGCTGCAAATGCTTTTGCTACATCTCCAGGACAAGTACAACCGCCGTCAGCAATAATGTGTCCCCCAAGACCGTGAGCGGCATCAGCACACTCAATGACAGCTGATAGCTGCGGGTATCCAACACCAGTCTGTATCCTAGTAGTACAAACACTACCAGGGCCAATACCAACTTTAACAATGTCTGCTCCTGCGAGGATTAGTTCCTCGGTCATTTCGCCTGTTACTACATTACCTGCTATAATTACAATATGTGGATACGAGATTCTAAAGTCTGCAACAAAATCTCTAAATCTGCTGCTGTATCCGTTAGCAACATCAATACAAACGTATTTTAGATTGCCATCTGCCTGTTCGTATACCTTACAAAACTTATCGTAATCCTTATCAGTAATACCAATACTCATTGCAACATAGTTTGTACGCTCGTACATATCTGTGTCAAAATATTCTACAAGTTGTTCTGCACTGTATGTCTTAACTAAGCAAGTAAAAATACCTGCTGTGGCTAACACGTCTGCCATTTCAAATGTACCAACACCATCCATATTTGCTGCCATAACAGGCGTGCCTCGCCAGTGCCTATGTTCAATGTTGTCTGGAAATTCTGGCGTATAGTTACGGAATGTGTATCCACGTTCTAGGTCTACATCCTTACGGCTACCTAGTGTGCTACGCTTAGGACGGATAAGAACATCCTTGTAGTCTAATTTTACATCTTCGTCAATTCTCATACTTTCTCTCCGTAATTAAAACTTATTGATATTCTATCTGTAGTCGATCTATTACCTTGCACACTGTGTTTTAGCCAACCAGGAAAAATATATAATGCATTAGTTTTCCCAGCATACGTTGCTCGAGAACTTGTATAGTATGTTGCTGTTCCTATATCATCAGGAATATGATATTCGGCGCCGTCGCTTCGTTCAAACTGTATATTACCTTGATCGTCACTTGCGTCAACATAATAAACTCCGCTTAGTACACTACCTACGTGATTGTGTAATTCATTGTAACTACCTGGAGGATTTATATTGATCCATAAGTTTTGTATTTCTAAATTTTTCATTCCTACTTGATTTGCACAAGTATTCATTTCTTCATTTAGGAGTTTTACAAGTCTATCAATAGCTACACATTGTCCACTGTTTAAATTTTGACTTTGAAATCCGCCATAGTTACTAACAGTACGACCTTGGTTCTCTTCCTGCAAATGATATGCAAAGGCTTTAACGTCTGCATTATCAACTATGTGTATAACCGAGCTCCAGATTACACTAGGAAACCATAGTTCCGTGTGCATTGCCATTGCTTAACGCCTTTTAGATTTACTAGTAGGACGTAGTCCTTCTAGTTCTCCGTCACGCACTTTCTTTCTCCAACGTGCAATACCGGCAGCTTTTGCTCTAGCACGTTTCTTGCTAGGCTTAACAAACTCTTGGCGATCACGTACTTCTTGAATAATTCCAGCTTCTGCAACTTTCTTCTTAAAAATTCTTAATGCTTTGGTTACATCACCATTACGAACTTCTACAGTTAAACCACTTTTCGGCTTATCGGTAGAACTTTTATTGTAACTACTGTTTCTATTATTATTATAACTTCCGTTATTATTGTGTTGTCTCAAGTTGTTCTCCTATTGAGTTGTATAACCAATCAAGGTTATATATTCTGTTTTTACTTAGTATATTATACACTACATTCTCACCTTTTGTCAACCAGTAAACATTAGAATGGCCTAATAAATAGGAAATTATATCTACGTGTTTTGGTGCAAAGTTATCTATGTCAAGAACAACATAGTCACTCCTATGTACAATATCTAATAACCAATTGATAGTTGCTTCACTATCAGACTGTTCATACATATATACATTAAGGTCTTTATCAAAGTTTTCAATTAAATTTTGAAGCTGAGATTTTGTATCATCAGTAGGGTATACTAATGTAAATGTTAGATTATAATTATCTAACTTGTCTGGCGGTGTGATTAAATTTATTTTGAGTTTTTTAGTGTGTTCCATATTGAGCCATCTTGTTGTTCCTCGTTTTGTATATAGCCCTCAGATTTTACTGTTGTTTCCTTTGTGACTTGTTGCCCGTCTTCTTTCATCACATAGGTTTTAGATTCTAATTCTTCTGGATAAAACATCCTGTTTGCTGTGTCTGGTATATCCTTGTTACTTGATTCTTCCGAAGATTCTAAACTTTTTTTTTGAGGTTCTACTTTAGAATACTCTCTTGCAATATCTTGTTTTACATCTTCATTAAGTGTTATTTCATCTTCAAGTCCAACAAACTCACCATCAAACTCGTTGTCTATTTCTTCTTGATTTATGTCTTCAAACTTAGGAACTTCTAGTTCTTCGGGTACTTTAACAGGATCAATATTAGGAGGTACGTTGTTAACTATTGCTTGTGCTCTTGCTCGTTCAAACTCTTGTCTCTCGAGCCGAAGACGTTCACCGTTGTCATCTTCGAGTTCTTTTCTACGGAAGTCAAAGGTATATTGTGCGGCTATTAATAGTAAGACAGCAAGTGGATCAAACACAAAGATAATAATTACAATTACCCAACGTACAGCTTCTTCGAGCATATTTTTATCTGCTTGTTCGCCATAAACAAATTCAGCAATATACTTGATAGGACCTACTTCGGCCTCTAGTTTACGATATTCTGATTCAAGTGCAATCTTTTGTTCTGATAAGGTTTCAATCTCAGAAGACGCAATTCGGACTCGTTCGAACTGCTCGTCTATGGCCTTTTGGATATCATCTTGGTTTTGTGTATCGCCTAGTTGGTCACGTAGTCGGTTAATCAATACATTTGATTGCGCAATTTGTTTGTCAGCATTATCACGTAGTCGTGTTATTTCTGTACGGGCAGATGTTACTGTTGGAGAGTTAGCAGACGCTTGTAGCTTTTGTATCCATTCACTGCGCTCTACTTTTTTAACTTCTTGGAAGTCGGTAAATGCTTGCGCTGTTTTTGGTCCATATTCGCCGTCAGCTTTAGACCCAATCATTCCTTGTGCTTTAGCAATGTCTCCTGCATCAATATACGATTGTAACGTGTCTAACTCTGTGTCAATCTTATCTAATTCACTTTGGAATAGTGCTGTTACATTAGCAATGATTGTATTCTGTTCTTTAATAGCAGGCTGAATACGTGTGTATGCTGATTCAATACGTTCTTGTTCTTTGTCAATTTGCTCTTGTACATTTGCATCTGCGCCTGTTTCACTTGACTCTAACGCACGTACTCTATTTTCAGCTCTGCCTACAATACCTAGCTGTCTATCAATTTCACTTTGTAGTGTTTCTACTCTAGCAACACTTTCTTCACTTGCACTTGTTTGTTCAATGTGTGCTTTACTTAGGAATCCAAAGATGCCCATACTAGTAATAAACATAAGAACAATAACAGCAATGCTTAGATAACTTTTAAGCCACCACGTTGCTTGTTTCCAATACTTATGTAACCATACTGCGGTAACAAGTTTGGACACTTCTAGTACGCCGCCCATAATCATAATAGGTATTGCTGCCGCGGCAAAAATTGCCACAAGGCCTGCGACCGAGTAATATATTGCTACAGCACTAATTGCTAATGCTGTAATGAGAGTTAATATTGCTAAAAACATAGTATACTATTTAACCTGTTTAATGTAGTTCATTATCTAGTCTGATATCCCGACCCAACGCCATTTGTTCTGTGTGCCACTACTTTGACACGCTGTTTCTTCAAAGTGTCGTGATTTACCTTTGACTGTAATCATACTGTAAATTACACGACAATAGCCACTACTGATAGGATACCCGTGTACTGCTTTTACACTGCCCTTAGCAGTATGTTCGTACCAATTATATAAAGTTCCATAATCGCTTTCTAGTGCGGCGTGTACTGCACTATTTTGCTTACGTTTCTGTTCATCAGTTAGCCTATGCCTCGACCAATCTAATACATCAATTGCAAAAGTAATTGAGCTTGCACTAGGTGCATAATTTGTTTTTGCACTTCTAGTAATGCTTTCACTTTGTTGTGGCATATGGCCACAAGCAGTGATGCTACCTAACAGTGCCGTTAATATTAAGAACTTCCCAACTACCGTCAAGTTTCTCACATCTCACTCCTCTTACTTCCACTGTTGTATTCCATCGACGTTCTGGGTAAAAAAATTCTTCACACTTACTGTCGATACCTGCTCTTGCAATTTGCATTGATTGCCCAGGACGGTCAGTACATTGTACAACTGTTGCACTACTTACGTTAGTACCGTCCTGTTTAAGTATTGCTTGATCTGTGTAGCAGTATTGAGGTGTGTAATTATAACTGTCGTTACTTGCACATCCTGCTAGACCAATAATACTAATACTAGTTATTAGAAGCAAGTCTCGCACTTGAGTTCTCCGCTACTAGTGAATCAAAAACTGCTTTAGGCATTTTAAGTTTTACAAAAGTATAGTGCTTACCAGCGTAGATATAAGTTCCACGTTCTTCTTCAAGATGTTGTGTAATTGCGGTGTCTGATACTGTGTATGAAATAGTAGTACGAGTAGTTTTTACATCATTTACAAAATCTAATTTTGTTTTTGAATTAACCATTCCGTTAATTCGCTTTGCAAAGTTGTTCATTGAAATTGCGTACATTTGTTCTTCAGCGGCTTGTTGATGAATACTTTCACCTGCGCCACACGCATATGCAAATTCTTCTTTCCACCAAAAGAAGCCTTCTGCTCCTGATTGTGCGCACGAAGCATACCATTTAGGCTGTGCGTATGAATCTCGTTCTGAGATAACTGTTGTACTTGAACAAGCACCTAATCCAATTAGTAGTGCGCCTGTTGCGAATGCTTTAGTAAGTTTGCCTTTATTCATTTGCCTATTCTCCATAGTGGGTTGTTTATTCATTCATTACTCTATAAGTATACGATAGATTTGTCATAATGTCAAGACTTTTTGGTAAACTACTTGTCCCAACGATAAAATATGTGTACGCCAATACGTCCTACTAGATGAAAATCTTTAGCCCAATTAGGCATAACATAATCTGCGTGATAGTGTGTTGCTCCTTCAGTAATACCTCGAGCATCTTGAAATGCAATCATATTGTATGCAATTTGTTGTGCTTCTACCCAAGCATCCATATCTTTTGGCCAATCGCTTTTGCCATCACAGTACCAGCTGAACTGACACTTGTTACGTATCATTGCTCCGCTTGCATATTGCTTACCTTGGTGTACTACTCCACAAATTGTATTAGGGTAGTATGTATGCTTTACACGATTTAGTACTACGTCTGCAACTGCTACTCTATCTGCTCTGTTGCTGCCTCGTGCTTCATAATAGATATTCTGTGCCAAGCACCACATCTCTGGTTTGTCTTCTGCTGTGAACAAACCTTTTGCTTGTCCTGCTTGTGCAAATCCAATTCCGGTTATTAATAAAATAATTAATGCTGTAAGATTTTTCATTTTGCCATCCTCGCTATCTCTTTTGCTTGATCTGTTCCACGCATAACTGGAACAGCATTTGACTTATGCATTGTTGCAATGCCTACAATTAAATTACCTGTGTACTTAGGAGTCTCTTTCTTAGTGCCACCTGAACACCCTCTATTGAAAGTACCTGCTTTAATCGCTTCTTCCATTGCGGAAGGGATTCTAGGTTCTTCCTTGCGCCAGCCGGTATCTGGCTTGTATATTTCTCTTGTTCGCTTAGGTGCTTTGTATTCGCCTCGTACATATGCAATGTAGTCTTCAACTGTAGCATATTGTAATGAGTGATTGTTTGCTCGCCGCATAGACTTATTGTGCTTGCGAAATTCAATAGTATATCGTTCTACATCTTTTTGTGTGAGGGCTTTTTTCTTACGCTTCTTAGTATTCAGCGAAGACATACCTCTTACAAGTCCCATAGTCATAAAAAAACTCCTACTATTTGTTACTGTCTATACAGTATAGCAGGAGTTTAGTTGGTTGTCAACCTTTACTTTGCCATTTTAGCAACGGCTTTGTCGTAGTCTGCTTGGGTTACAGTGCCTTCATTTAATAAACGTGTTCTGTTTACCATATGTGCTGCTTGAGTCTCTTCTTTTGATCCGCCAAAGTAAGGAACACAATGTCCTTCTTCTGTTAGAATCTCAGTGACCTTTTTCATTTCGCCATTGTAGTCTACTTTGAAGTCTCCTAGGATACGTCCGAACTTGCCTTTCATATCTTCGCCCTTGCGGTCTTCAGTAGTAATAAGTTTACCACCGTCCTTCATAAGTACTTTCAAACGTGCTTTAGCTGCTTCGCCGAACAAGTCTTCTACCTTGTCCCTTGTACGTGACTCTGGAGTATCGATGCCCATTATACGGACACGCTCGTCTGTTAATGTTACACCAAAACCTAGATCGATATCTACGTCTACTGTGTCGCCATCGACGACTTTAATGACCTTTACGTCATATTCATTTGTATTTTTCATTTTTGCCCTTGCCCCATTATGTTATATGCTAAGTTTATTTAGTCATAAAAAAAGAGCCCGAAGGCTCTAATTTTAGTTTTATATGTGTTAACTTAGAAGTTGAAGCTAAGGTTTAACCCTGGTGTTACTTCTGAGCTATCAAAGTTGTAGTTAGCATCTGCTACTAGTGTAAGACTATCAAAGCCCTTTGTCCACTCTATACCGGCATTTTCAGTTGTATCATTTTCGTCTCCGTTTAGATACGCTGTAAAGCTGTTCATAGTTATATCTGCTTCAAATGCAAATACTTCTGCGGCATATGTTGCTGTTGTGCCAACTACTGTGTTTGCTACGTTTGCTGCTGCACGACCACCCCAGATATACTTCTCTAATGCTTTGTTATAGTCAACTGCTGCCGTAACGTCAAGCACTGGCAAACTCATTGTGTATGATGCTTGTACGTTTGCTACGTCAGTAACATCTGTAGTTACATCAGTAAGACCTACTGCTACACTTGCACCCATTGTGGAGAATTGTAATGATTCAGTCATTGCAAAGTTTGGATCACTAAGTGCGTCAAATGCTGTTGCAGCAATTGCTTCTGGTAGAAGACCGCCTTGGTCACCATATGAAACTGTAGCTGAACCAACGGCTGCGCCAATATAGTACTCGTCTAGAGCTAAGTTGCCACCATCGACTGCTTTGAAGTTAAAGCCACCAAATGCGCCAGTTGTTGCTGAGTCAAAAGCAAGTCCTAGTGTAGATGTTGCTTCATATTTGTTTGTTGTTGTATTTTCGGCAAGATCTAATTCTATAGATCCTGTGAGGTCTGCGAGTGCAGAAGTTGCAGCCAGAGCGGCTACGGTTGCTAGTACGAGTGTACGCATTGTTTAGTCCTATTCTTGGGTTAGATTACTTTTTAGATCAGTGAAGCTTGTCTTCACTATTACTAATTAGCTAGATAAGAACGTTTCTTACCTGTTAGTGGCTGTGTTTGTTAGTCATAAAAAAAAAGTGTTACATTGCTGCAACACTCTTTCCTGCTATGTTTGGTAACAAGGCCTAACTACCTCGTAACAGCCTAAGCTGCTAATTTATAATTCTCATTGTTAATTATATGTTTTCTTCGCGTTAACCCAGCTTAGATCGGGGTAACTCCACTTGTCTAATAGTTCGCCAGTCGATGCCCAACTCAGCCCCATCAAAAACACATTTAGCTTGTCTAAAACATCATCCTACTATGTAGGGATCTAGATGCCAAATGTGTTTATGGTGGAGCTGCCGGGATTCGAACCCGGGTCCTGCTCGCCGTTCAACTTGTTTCAACGTTACAATACTATTTATACACTAGTATCGAGTGTTTGTCAACCTAACATTAAGTCCATAGCAAACTTTTTGTCTTCTATTTCTTCAGCTGTTAAGCCTTTGTCTTTTTTAGGGTTAATTGGTTCTAACCAAGTGTCTGCAATATATGCACGTGGCGATGGTCCAAGCATAATATTTAGATCATCAGCTTCAATCCACCAATAATTATCAGTAACAGCAGCCTGACACATTATTCCATTAAAATGAAAATGTGTACCCCGTTCAAAGTGTCCAATTAGTTCTGCTACTTTTACAATACGGCCTACGTTTTGTGGATTCACTGACCATTTGATTACTGCTATATCACCTTGCTTACACTTCATCGGTTGCTGCCTTTTTTGTATCGTGCTTTAATATCATTGATGTTAATTGATCTGATTTAACTAACCAGCCACCTTCGTTTACAATAAACACATCTCCGGGCCTATATAGAGCAGTTTCTTTCTTTGTCCCGTCTTGCATTAAGCCCATTACTTCTCCTGGCCAATCACCTTCTACACGAAAGTTTTCTCCCATTTGAGTTATGTTATAGTCTACCCACATCATAGTATCTTCTCCACTTGTTTTGCTCGAGGATATTTAAGTACAAAATGTGTAGCTTGTTTTGAGTCTGGTATTTCTACATATATGTCACAACGACAGTACGTATCTCCTGGCAGACTTATGCTATCTGAATGCATTAGTGTCCATTTCCAATCGTTTGTTTCTACAATTTTATAAAGTTCGTCACCTAGTTCACGCTGTACCCATATTTTTTCTAGCTGTGTATTTGCGTGTGTCCACTTAAATTCGCATTGTCCAAGGTAATACCGCATTACCAATAACCTAAGTTTCTACCATTGCCAGCAATAATACTAAAACAGGTTACAACGTGTAACACTATCCAAAAGGTGCGAAAAGCCAGTGCCTTCTTTACACTTGATTGTGTAATCGGAAGGAACTCTGGCTTGTCATCGTCAGTAACACCAATTGGCATTCCTACAGTTCTAGCCCAAGTCTTGAGCCATCGCCGCTGACCGCTCATTACATTGCGTTCTTTTTATCTTGGATTTCTTTTCTACGCTCTTTTGTAAGTTTGCCTAGTTCACCAAGTGCTTTTCTGGCTCTTGTAGCCGCGGCTTTTACGCCTTTACCTTCGAACGTTTCGTGTTCAGTTAGGTAGTTGTTAAATGCTTGTACGATTTCTTCGTGATTTGCCATTATTTTCTCCTATTGTTTTTTTAATGTCAATAATATTTAATAAATGTACGTTTAAGGAGTCTTAAATGTGGTTTGTTAACCAATCTTTACGTCAGGTGATCCTGTTGCTGCTTCACCGCATACATCTGCAGGGTCGCCGGCAATTACTACTGCTATCTCACCTATCTGAACTGTACTGTTAATTGTTGCTGAGATAGTTTGAGCATTGTGCTCGTTGTTGCCGTGATCGGCAACACCGTCACCGTTAACAATAACTAATTCATTATTAACAAAGACAGTAGTCTGGCTAGGAATTAAATCCCCGCCAGCTGTATCATTATCTCGACTAACGCCTGGCATTAGACTAACGCAATTCCGCTTGTCTGTGCCATATACTGTTTGCTAATTTCTGATTCAGTCTTAGCCACACAACTTACTGCATTTGCTTTCATAACAAATTTACCATCAGGTGACACTGAGAACATAAAAGGAGCAAGTCCTAATCCTTTCTCTTGTGCAATAAGCACCATTGGCTTTTTAAGTGTATAGTTGTTAGTATCTTCTGATTCTAAGCGTCCAAGTATTTCTTCGCCTGAACTTAGTTTTAGAGACACTACGTCTCCGATTTTATAAGGTGTTTCAATAAGCATTATAGTGAGTGTCCTGTTCCGTTGTAGTTAGTTTCTTCTAGGTAAGTACCTAGTTTATCGTATCCGCCAATGCTTGTACCGTATACTTTTATCTGTGGAAAGGTACGTGCTCCGGGGAACATCTCTAGTACTTCCTCACGGGTAAAGTCTGTACCAAGTTGTTTGTATGTGTATTCTAATTCTCTTTGCTCACAAAGTGCCTTTGCTCTATCGCAAAACGGACACTGTGGCTTGCCGTAAATTTCAATCATTATAAACTAAATCCTTTAAGACTGTCAGTTGACACATCTTGTTTGATACCGCCGACAATGTAAGATTCTACTTCTGTCTCTTGTGGAGCAACTTGTAAGCCTGAGCTTGATAACCAATGCTGTGTCCACGGTAGCGGATTAGTATTAACTGGTGCATCGAATATAGCATCCATACCCAGCGCCTTTAGTCGACGATTAGCAATGTACTCAACATACTGATGTAACAGTTTGTCATTAAGTCCAATCATTGATCCGTCTTTGAACAAGTAGTCTGCCCAATCTTTTTCTTCTAGAACACATTCACGCCATAAGTCGTATACTTCTTCTTGGCACTCTTTAGCAATCTTAGCCATCTCTGGATCGTCTTTGCCTTGAGCCCATAG